CTTCACGAATTTCTCCACAACTAGAAAATAAAATTTTACCTATTCCAACAACCCTTTGATTATTGAATAGACTCGCAATTTCATGGGCGATATGATAGGGTCTCAATCCTTCGTTTAATTTATATAAGCTTTGATGGCATAAAATTCTAAAGTATAAAATATTACCCACAAAGCTTGTTCCAACAGCTTTAAAGTTATCAAATCCAACAATTAAAATACTAGAAGCTTCATTTAATACTTTTGTATCACATGGGTATGGGAATATCTTTGTGTATAATAATTCAGAGGAATCTTCTAGATTATCCTGAGATAATGCATCCACTGTATTATAGTTAATTAGATTACACAAATTATTGTTTGCTAGTAATTTCTGCAAAATAACATCTAAGTTAATATTTAATTCTTTAAAATTAGCCATTTTCATTTCCTCCAGTTTATATTATTTATAAATCAGTTAAACCCTTAATTCTTATAGTTTTCTTGATTATTTCACCTGTTCTTCCGCAGGTAGCTACAACATTCAAACTACCTTTTATACTTGAATTTGCAGTTAGTCTAATTGAAGTTGTTGTAATGTTGTCAGTTAATGTTACTAATTGATTTGGAGTAATTGTAGGGTTTAACGTACATTGCTCCAAAGTGAATGCAAATGTATCTGTTATTGCCGTAGAACTACCATTAACGATCTTAAATGTCCGTAAAGCAGATAAATTAATATAATTATAATCCCCTGTAGAACTAATTATTTGATATGTTGATACAGGTGGAACTATAATTACATCTAATGGATTCAATGCAATATTATTCAGAATATCGTCACCTTCTACAAATAAATCACTCTCTAATTTAACAATAATAATTCCTTGAGAATTATCAATAACATTAGTTATAAAATCTATGCCTTTTACCTTCCAACATTTACCGTTAATTATAAATCTAGAAACTATACCATTGTCTTTAATATATTTAACTTTATCTATTTCACTAAACCCAATTTCGCATGTTAAATTATCATCAACTATTTCAAAATATTTGTTTTCTTGGATATTAAGTGTGCCATTACCTGCAATCATTGGAATCTCAATTAATTCTTCTACATTATTAATAACAGTTTTAAATTTTAATCTTGAGTTACAATTCTCCATAAACGCCTCATCATAATCCAATAAAGTTGGTTCAATTCTAGATTTAACTAAATAAGTATCATTTACTTTTGTACTATTATTATAATACTGAAAGTAATCACCATATTTCATAATTCCTTGATTCATTTGTATTGTTTTAATTACTTTATCCCTAAGAATTTTGACAGTAATCAAAGCTTTATACGAAATATTATTTAAAGTAACATCCTTTGCTTGGCTACTATTAATAAGGATTTTAAAGGATGAAATAGCATTCGAACGTTGAGAAGTGAGGCTATCTGACATTTCGGGGATATAATCTTGATTTGAATTGTTAAATTTGATAAACTTATTTATATATGCTATATCTATTGTCATCCAATCCACCTCCTATTAATTTTAGTTCTTCGCTAAGAATATCTTCAATATTATTATCTTCTGCATATTTCTTTTTTCTTTCTAACCTAGTTTTATATAATTTTAATTAATGCATTTTAATTTATGAGTAATTCTATCTCTATTCAAGTAACTTTGAATTGAAAACTCTAAATCATCACTTATAGACTTCAACATTTGTTCATAGGAATTCCTATCTGACGCAGGACTGAATAAATTTAATTCTGTGGACTTGAATGTTAATCCCAATATCTTTAACTTGTTCCTAACTTCGCACATGAGATTACAATACATCCCGTCAACTAATAAATTTATTTCAATATCAGTTAGTTCATTATTAAATTGTATATCATTTTTATCATAAAAGTCGATTTGAGGAACTCCACGTTTATATATTTCTGAAATTGCATTATTCATTAAACTTAAACTATGAGCTTCAACTAAACTTGCTATTTCAACTGGGTCAGTGATTCCTGCATATGATGTATATTCCTTATCATTTACAAGTTTAGTTTGATAAAAATCTTTATAAATATCATCATATAATGTATTTGCCATAAACTATCACCTACCTATATTCTTATATCAAGAATTGCTTCTATTGCATGTAATTTATTCATTTTCCATTCTATTGTTCCTTCACTATCTTTTTTTCTTATAACAGCAATGAATGCTTCTTTCATTCTTTCAGGGCATCCCGCCATAACCTTTTTAATTTCCTCTGTTGATTTATCTAAAAATGTATCCATATCTTCTGGATAAACTATATTTTCATATATATATTGCAATCCTAAATCATTGATTGCACTTTGATGTTTCTTATTTATTAATATAGAACCTATTTGTAATCCATTCTGTGGATATCCTGCAATTTCTTGTAACTCACTAAACTGAATATTAACTTTTGAACCATATTTAGGCATTTTCTTAAAATTTCCTGAGTTTCTAGTTCCTAAATCATAAGCACCTAAATCATCAATTTCAAATTTTGGAATATTACATATAACTTCTACAAATTCATTTCCTGCTGTTGGAGCATTTGCTTGAGTCTGTTTAAATTCCTTTTTATCATTTTCAAATGTCTTTTTTTCTTGCATAAATTGTGTTTGCATATCTTTAAAATCTTTCATTTGTTGCATTAATTCAGATAACATTTGTGCTTGTGTATTATCTGTTTCTACAACTTTGTCTACTTTTACTTCTGTTTTTTCTACTTCTTCACTTTTAATTTTAGCCATTTAAAATCTCACTCCTATATTTTTATATTATTTTAATAAGAGTGAGAAATAAATCCCACTCTTTTGATACTAATATTTACTTATTTAAAACTAAGATAATCTGTAAATACCATATTTACCTTTTGCTACTACTGCTATTCCGTATTGTTTTATGAATTTGTAGTTAACTGACATATCATCAGCCTCAAATACATTAGATGACTCTCTGATTATAGCGTCTCCTTCAATACCAAGTTTAACAATTTTTTGGTCAGATGCTGGAAGTATGTATATAAACTTATCATCTAAAGCAAAATTATCTGTGTTTGGTACATGTGCTTGTGCTAATTCCATTAAATCTGTTCCTAAGAAGTTACCTAAGAAACCTTTAGCATTAAATTGTTCTTTCATTGATTCGCTCATGTATCCTTGAAGATTTGCACTAGCTTGTAATATACTTGATAATCCTATCTGAGTACCAAATGCTGAAGCTGTATCAGAATGAGAACCTGCTTTAACATGATTAGCTAAAGTTAAGAAAGTTTGTGGGTTAAATGCTGAACCGTCTACTTTGTAGTTAGCTCCTAAACCTGCTAAAGTTCCAACTAATGCAGTGTTAACATCTGCTTTCATTTGTGTAAACATAGCTTTCTGAACTGAGTTTATTCTGTTTGACCAGTTTACTCTACCAGAAAGTATATTAAATCCACTTTCTTTTATAGATACGCCTCTTGCTTCAGTATCAAGTGAAATGTTATCAGTATGTAAAATATCTGAAGTCATTACTGTTGTACCTTTACCTAATTTTGTAACGCTTGGAAGGTATGGTGTTTCAACTTCAAATAATATTTTATCTCCCCATCCTACTGTCTGAATTTCTGTCATGAAGTCTAATTGAGTTTCTAAAGTTGTAGCAACGATAGAATCAATAGTTACTGCCATTAAACCAAAGAAGTTATGTTTTTGAACTGGGTCTAAATCCTGTAATCTTACATTACCATTTCTGTATTTTGAAACATCAATACCACAAGTTGTTGCAACTGCTTTCTTAAAATTATCTTCCTCATGTGTCTTTTCTTCATATAAATCTTTAGCAAAAGTAAATATTGAATTCTCTTTTGCAATACCTCCTATTTCCTCTTTACTAAAACGTCTGATATCTGCCATTTATAATTCCTCCTAAAATTTATTATTGTCTTTTATATTATTTAAATATTGTTATGTATAATTTTTTATATCATTTTAAACTTGGTAAAACTATGCTTCTCTTATAACTCTGAATCCTAATGTTGTTCTTTGTCCTATTCTGATTGGTTCAGCTATTGCGGTTATTCTATAAGCTACTACTCCAACTGTTGCTGTAGCTGTAACTGCCATTTTATAAGCACCGTTTACTGGTGAAGCATATGAACCTACTGCTATAGTACCTGTTACTGCGTCATTACTAAGAACAACTTCTTGTCCTATTTTAACAATAACACCTTTAACTATTTCGTCTTGAGCTGATACTAATTGGTCTATAACCTCTGTTCCTACATAAGCTATAAATTCTTTTGCAACTAAAAGTGTTGCTGTAGCTAAGTTAGCTGTTGCTGGTTTAACTGCTGTGTAAACATCCTTGTTACCTACTACTGTTGCTCCTAAAGCTACTGCACTACCATTCTCTGTTGCTGCGTCTGCGATTTTAACTGATTTGAATACATATTCCTTGTTTTCTCCTACTAATTGAATTATACTTGTTGCCATTATAAATTCCTCCTTTTAAGTCCTGTTCGGACTATTTGGTTATTTTTTATTTTAATATTTATATATATAAAATAACGCTTTTACACGTTAAAATATCCTTGTGTTTTGTATTATTATAACTTGTTATTTTGTTTCTTTTTTACACCATTTAGTTTTATAATCTGGTTCTTTTTCTTCAGTTTTTTCTTCTTTTGCTTCATATTTGTAAACTCCAAAACTCATTATCTGAGAATCTTCTTTTTTCTTTTTAGCAAAAGTTTTACTTGCAAATTTGCCTAACATTACAAATAATTCTGTTTCAACAGATTCTAATTCTTCTTCTACTGCTTTAACTTTTAAATCTTTAAATTCTTGAGTTTCAACTAAACAAGCAAATTCTTCTTTAGCAAATAATTCAGCCATTTTAGCTTCTTTTTCTTTAAGTTTATAAGAATTTAATTCAGTTTCTACAGTTTCTTTATCTATTATTAATGTAGCGAATTCACTTTGTAATTTCTCTAAATCAGCATTTACTTTATCAAAATCTTTCTTTGATTTATCAACTACAGGAGTTGTTTTATCAGCTTCTGCTTTTTTATCATCTGCAACTTTTTTTGCATCAGTTGTAGCTTTATCAGTAGCTTTTTTTACAATAGCTTCTGTTTTCTTTGCAAATAATGATTTCATACTTGAAAATCCCATATCTGCAAGTTCTGTTTCTTCGTCATCTCCACCAACTAGTGGTCTCCAATCCCCTCTTGTATAAGCTACTTTATTAGCAAAATCCAATGTAACTTGGTCTCCTGTCATAGCATAAGGAACACCATAACATTCATCACAGTCACAATCACAAACGATTACTAATTTATCATCTGTTATAAGGTCACACATAAAATACTGTTGAGATTCACAAGGTTCACCCCAGTAATCTACTGTCGAAACTATCATTTCTTCTAGTTCTTCATTAATTGCAGAAGATATTTGACTAACACTTAATGTAAAAGTTTTAGTTTCTTCTACTGCAATAGGTTCAACTTCTGGTTCAACTGTTGTTTCTGTTTCTACAATTTCTTCAGTTTCTTCTACTACATTTTCTGGAGCAGGTGTCTCTTCAACTTCTAAAAGAGGTGCTACTTCTGGTACTAACGGTTCTTCAACTATTACTTCTATTTCTTCTGGTTCAACTTTTAGTTCTTCACTCATATTCTTTCCTCCTTGTATATTAAAATTTTTAAATTCTTTTAACATTACTTCATATTCTTTTCTGAACTCTGTCTTCATTGAGTATGTATCAAAATGACTGCCTCCAAAACATGGCTCAACATCAGATTCACCTCTATAAGATACAGTTCCATCTGAATTTCTAACACAATCTGTCCCCAATACAGTTAATGCTTCAAAGGAAAAATCCGTTATATGATACAATTCATCCTTTTTATCAAAATAACCTCCATTATCCCCTATGGAAATTTCCATAGATTGGTTGAAACGTCTATCAAAAACATTTTTTGCTTCAGGGTATCTTTTAGTCCATAAAATTATGCCCTCAACCACAAGATAATTTTGATTGTCTCCTTGAATTTCCCAATAACATTTTGCATCACTGGAGACAAATCCTATAGGTGATGGACGTACTATTGTTTTTTCATGTTCTGCGTAGTTACCCTTTATATCAGCATTTATTTCATTTTTAACATTAGATAAGTATTCTCCTACAATTGGCGTTCCAAATATACTTGGTAATGCTTTTTCATAAGCTTCTTTAGAAATAAAACTTCCATTTGGGTTTCCATCAGTATATGCAACATAGCATTTTCCTTTAGAAAAACCTTCGTTTGTATATTCCATTAATTCAAATTTTAAATCAATTGGTATTCTTTTCAATTTATCACCAGCTTTCATTTGTATTAATTAAAAGTATAAAGTGTTAGTATAAGTTAACTCTTTATTGTCTTCTTTAGAAAATTCTAATGTTGAAGGATTGTTAAGAAAAACTGAAGTTTCCTCACCCTTTTTACTTATTTTAGAATTTAATAATTTAAATCCTTTTTGTATTAATTTTTCTTTAGTTTTGGAATCCTTACATTTAATAAATTTCATATTATTTGTATTCTCCATTTGCTACACCACCTTTTGTGATATCATGATATCTAGATTAAAATTCTCCATGAAAAAAGACGTAAGTTTTTTTCTTACGCCACTGCATGAGTTTAATAAATCTTCGGGATATAATTCTATAAAATATATATCTTGTTTTGATTTATAAAACTTATTTTTTCTATGTGTTTTTGCAACATATTTTGTATATATTGGATGTTTATTTTCGGTATTGTACATTCCGTAATACTCGATAATCACGGGTTTATCTAATACCACTCCATTCACTGTCTCTATTACAAAGTCAGGAATATAAGCAAAATCTATACTATCTTTTGGTAATACATATCTATACTTTTGTTTACGATTAAGTCCAATACCTTTTATTGATTTAATTTTTAAAACCTCATATATAAAATCAAATACCGTTTTTTCTTCATTTGAATTTAATGCTGTTAAATTATCACAACCTATAAAGTCTGACATTTCACACTCTTTTATATCATACTCTGGATAAGATTTGCTTATAATTTCATATAGCATATACTTATCTCCACACCGTTCTTTTCTAAACATGATTTTTAGTTCCAACAGACTTTCTTGAGTAACATTTATTACATCATTTCTAGTTTTTATACCCAATTTATTTTTTAACGCATATTTCCATATATCTATTAAAAGATTTTCATTTTCATATATATATTGTGGAAGTTTTGTTAATTGCTTATTATTTGGGGTATTAAACAGATATTTATACCACTGAACAGGATTTATTTCTTCAAATGAATCATTAATTACAATGTTATATTTATCTTTATAAAATTTAATCCTGTTCAATAATGTTACACACTTTCTACAAGTGGTCTGTCCTCCGAAAAATTCATTTGTGTTAGGTAATATATCTAAGCAGTTCTTACAAACTTTAGTATCTGATTTTATTTTTCTCAACTTTCTCTTTATTGCAAAGTCCTTAATTTGTTTCTTATTTAATTTAGGAAACAAAACTAATAGTTCAATCATAGATTTAATAGGATAATTTTCTGCAAACAGATTTTCTTCTTTACTAGTTAAGATTTTGCCTTTAGGATAAACTTTAATTCCTAATTTGGTAAGTTCATTCCTTATAGAAATTTCTGTCCGATAATTTAAAAATTTCTGCAATTCATCAATTGATAAATCACAATTATTTTTTAAATAATCAATTTCATCCTCAGTCCATTTTTTTATTATAATTTTATTTAATCCCAATTCAGTAGCTTTAATTGATATAACTGACTTTGCTCTATTTAATACAACAACTACATCATCTAACTTTGTCTTATAATAATTACATTTCAAATAATCTAATTCCCATTGTTCCCATTTTCTAATTACATGAACAATTTTATCACTTAAATTTAACTGTGTACATTTTGATTTTATAGATAATGGGTTTATATGAGGTAATATTTCGTAAATATCTCTCATTGTATTTATATTATTGCAAGATAATTCAAGTAATAATGTATCTTCTTTTGACCATACTTTAGACTGATAAGGTATTTTTATATTATATTCACTACATTTCTTTTGTATTGCATTAGGGGTTCTATCTTTAAGTAATTTTATATACTCACCCATTGTATTCCCTTTGTTGTCAATTATTATATTTACTTCTTCTTCTAACCATTTTATTCCCATAATTAAACTACCTCCAATTAAACTAAATTTTTTATTTTTTTATTCTATTCCATTCTATGATGCAATCATCGAGTTTGTGACTCTTTTCAAACATAAAATATGGACGATTGGTACTTGGATTTACATCTTTACTTATATAATCTAATCCTTGTGATTTAATAAAGTTTTTCATCCTCACACTATAGCAATAAAAATATTTGTTTTCCATAAAACTATCTCCTTTTAAATTAATTTTATATTATTGTGTTCTTTTATCTGCTGTTCCTTTATTAATTTGGTTAACTTGGGTATCGCTTAGTTCTGTTGTCTTTTTTTTCGGTGCTCCACCAGTATTCATCAAGTCGTTGCTGTTTGCGGTAAAACTAGAAACTAATGGCATTAATTGTGATTTTATATCGGTTACGTTTTCATACCAAACCATACTATCAACATCTTTCATTTCAACACCTAAGCTACTCATTGCCATATAAAGTGTTGGCATTCCATACTGAGCACCTAATAAATATTCAGCAAATTTGTCTTTTTTATTAAAATTCGTGACATTTAAAAAACTAAATTGAAAACTATTCTTGCCTGTGACTGTCAACAAAATAAAATTCATAAATCTTTCAAACATTCTATAACATACAAACATATAATTTTCATCAACTTGTATACTTCTTTCAAGTCCTATATTTCCTGCGTCATCAGAATCTAATAGTTCCTTTGCCATTCCTAATGATGTAAATAAATTAGTTTCAGACTGTCTAACTATATTAGCTTGGGCTGCACTACCACCATCTAAATTTACTTTTGTTAATTCCATTGGAGATGTTACTGTAATGTATCCATCATCCTCCAATCTATCTTTAACAGTATTATGGAATTGTTGTGCAGTGTCTAAATCTAGTAAAAATGAATTTACTTTTGCCATATAGCATAAATCTATAAGAAGCTATAAATATATAATTCTAAATGTTGTATTATTTATTTCTATATAACCTATTTTACATTATTATAACATTAATGTCAATAGTATGCAATAAATTATTTTAGATATTTTATTAAAGTTTATATACTTACAGTTTCTTATATATTTTATGCTTAATTCACACAAGGTCGTTGATCTTATGTAGTTCTCTTATGAACTTCTTATACTTTCATATAAGTGTAGACTATATCATATCCGTCCTTATAAAAGGATTAGGATTCCTCCACTTCCACCCACTTGAGTGTACGAGATTTCTCTCTAGTCGTTGAACTTTACTCTATTCGAGTCTTAGATGCTGATTGCCCATTATTACAACACTTAGGATTTAACCTTATGCCATTTAACTAATTTTTTCTACTTTCGTCACTATCACGCTTGGTTTTATTTCATACCTACGTTGTAGTTTAGTTAACTTTAGGGGATTCCAGCAATTCAAAGGATTCTTTCCATACTTTTTATAAATATGGGAGGCTGTCAACAATTTTCCAAGTTTATAATATATTATTATAAAAACTTGTTTGTAACTGTTCGTTACCTCTTTGTCAGTTCTCATCGGAATTTTTTGATGAATTAATTGTTTAGCACTTATTACATTTTTAGTTCTTTGTAATGCTTTATCTTCTGATATCTGTAAGGCATCTAAAAATACACCCATAAATGGAGATATACTTACATCTGTCCACTCATTAAATTTAAATGCAAATGCTTTGCTTGGGTCTAATGTAACCCAATTATTGCTACCGTTATATTCAAAATTGTTCCATGCATCCTGTACTTCTTGAGGATAATCTTCTATTATTAAATGATAAACATCCTTAACAAATACTAATAAATTGAAAGCATAACTTCTTGCTACACTATTTTTGCTTATAATTTTACAAAACTCACTTGGTAAAACTTGCAAAGTAGCAATGCTATCATTCTCTCGATAATATGTAAAAACTGTATCCTCATTCATTAAATATGGCATTAATTTTATAAACTCTTGTTTAACACTAAATTTATTTAGAAATGTATTAAGTTTTTGATTGTTCTTCATGAAAGCAGGAGTATTCATTTGTTCTTTTGTTGTATTTACAGGAATAGTTACATAATCAAATGTTAATATATTAGAAAAATAATCTAACGCTCTATTATATTGATTACTAACATATCTTAAATATAGATTTAATTGCCTTATTTCTTTTTCACAATTATTAGGATATTGTATCCATCTGATAACTTGTTCTCTTGTATATTTAGTAGGTCGTGTATTTAAATCTTGTACAATTCGATTTAGAATTCCTACATAACCTTGATTATCATTAAGTTGTTTTATTTTTTTAGGAGATACAAGATTATCTTGATTGGAAGAACTTGTAGTTTTCCTCCTTATTGCATAATTCTGATTTTGGTAATTTATTCTTTTAGGCATAATTTCACCAACTTTCTTTTATAAATTTTATATTACTATGTTTATTCTTCTGTTATTGATTCTTCTATTTGTCTTTGTTTAAGTAATTTACTTTCATGTACTCTAATTAACTCTCGTTCAACAAATTCTAATGCAACTTTTGATTCAATTCCCATAGAAGTTATAACAGCCATTTTACCAGCTATTACAGAATATTCATCAATTCCTTTTTTAAATCTAGTCTTATTGATTTCTTGATGGTCTAAATTACGAGTATCTAATATAAAATCTCCTAATTCCTCTAATTGAGATTGAGGGGATTGTTGTTGCGATTGTTGGGATTCTGTATTATTATCTGAATTTTCATAACTTTGAGTAGTTTCATTTGTGTTTAAATCTGATTTGATTTCATTTGACATTTTTAATTTTCACCTACTTTTATGATTGGGTTAATTTGTTTATTAAATCTTTATATTGTTTTATGTAAAGCAGAACGATGATGCATTGCCAACATTGTCATCTTGTTTTAAAAGTTCGTTTTCTAATAATGTAATAAACCAATTCCCATAACTTCCAGAGCTGTAACGATCTTTTCTTGCCCCTCTGTCTTCTTCTAATTTTACATTGCCATTAACTATGCTAAAGCTTAAATTTATAGTCTCATTAACCATTAATTCAAACTGCATAAAAGGTTCAAGATAAGAAGCTTTTAATTCTTGGTCATTACTTGTTCTGAAAACTTTATTATTTTCATTTAAGTATTCTTCTCCATCTATAGCATCTACAGGTATGGATATCATACGTCTTTGAAGATCATCTCTAAAATTAAGGGCTATCTTGCTATTTAAAGGTAAGTTTCCTCTTATAGGATAAACAACAGGGATTGATGTACTTGCTAACGTTTTTTCTTGTAATTCACTTATTAAAGCCTTATCTAAACTTTTATGTTCCATTACAGTATAGGCGTCATATTCTATGCCCCTTTCCTCATCTTTTGTAACCTCTGCCAATCTTTCAAATATTGTAATTCCTGCATTTGCTAAATCTAATACTATATAGTCAGCTTCAAAATCTTTATATAATTGTTTTATACGTAAAGCTTGTTTACCAGTATGTTCTCCCTGATGACTTTCCATATACACAAATTCTCTCATGTATCCTTTAGAAGTTGGTAATGCTCTTATGCATGTTAATATGGTATTATCATTATCTTTTCCCACTCTCGTAGCAATATCACAAGAAACTATTCTTACTTCTCCTTCTATTCTTTTTATCATTCGATTATTTTTACCTTTAATTTTATCATCTGCTAATTCAGATTTTCTCAATGGATAGAATAATTTTTTAATAGTTCTATTTTTAGTAAAAAGTTCTAACTTAAAATAAGCATCACCATTTTCACCAAAAGGTATATTTTCATACTCTTGTTGAAATGAAATCGCATCCATCTTTTGTTTGTCTTTAGCTATTAATTTTTTTGTTTTTATTCCATGCCTAATAGCAATAGGATAATCAAAGAAAATTACTCCTGCGTTTTCGCCTTTCAGCATCAATTTTATATTTTCTTCCATTTCACCATACCACCATAAGGTTTTATAATAAGCAGAGGTTATCAATATTTCTTTTGGCTCTTCTATTAAATCTGAATATTGAGCAAGTTTAGTATAAGGAGTTTGTCTTGCAATAGCAAAAGGTCTTACAATTTCATCATATTTTGTTTTATCCATGATTCTATATTCTTCTCCGATTGTAAAGCAACTTCTTTCTCCACGACCTCCATCATCACAAATTACTGCTGTTATTTTTGAATTATTGTAAAACTTACAAACTCTATCACTTTGAGAATTTTTAAAATCTTCAATTTCTCTATTTAGATTTGGGGAATCTTTTCTTAATCCATCTATTTTACCAAATATAATACCTGCCTGCTTTTTAGTTTTTGCCACAATCACGATTTCTGAGTTCGGGAAAAGCACCGCCCGAGCACAAGCCAATAAAGAAATTAACCATGATTTTGCACTAGCTCTTGATGCAATAGCAACAAAACTATCACTTATAGACATAAAATATATCCATATAATTTGATATAGATGTAATTTTATATTAAAATAATGCTCTATAAATCTGTGTATATTCCTCCTATAAAATGTGCACCAATCTATTATATTATCTTCCCATTTTTCATTTCTCGTTTTATGTACCATTTGTTTAGGCTGAATTGATGGATTGTTTGATTTTCCATTTTGTATAAAATCATTTTGAAAATCCTTATGGCTTGCCATTATTCAACTTCCTTAGAAGAGTTGTCTTCTTTAGGAGTGTTATCCTCTTTAAATGATAAGTCCTCACCATTAATCATAAAATCTTTATTACCAGAGAAGAAATTTCTTATAGGTCTAACAATATAATCTTTAATATAAGAAAGAAATCCATCAGCATCTTTATATTTTTCTTGGTCTTGCCACCATTCAGAAGGTTTCTTTTCTTCTATATCTTTTAACCAAACTCCAAATCCC